CTATATAATTAGCCATAATTTACTTCCAAATTAGATAAATTATTAAAATAGCTAAAGGGATTGAATACATTGGATTATTTTTAGATTTAATCCAAACCCATTTTGACCATTTCTTTAATTTAAATTTAATTAATTGATTCATCTTTTTTCTTTCTTGCTTTTCTTTTCTTCGGTTTAAGAGGTACTACTTTTGTTTCATTTTCAAAAGTTTGATCTACTTCTTTAATATTTTCTTTTACATCATCTGACGCAACTTTAAAACCTCTAAAATCATACATAGATTTATTAGTTTCGTAGTCTAACTGACTTCTAGTAATTGTTTTGTTACCTCTTTTTAAAGTAACCATCTTCTCATTTGATAATACTAATTTAACCATTTTATTCTCCTAAGTTAGTTGCAAGGGCAGTTGCCCACCCTCACAAAGTATCCAATTATTATTGGATTGATGAATCACTATGGAATTCAACACCATACGAATCATGGATTTCTCCAACACCATAGCATGAAGTAGCTACAATCTCGTCTGCTCTAAGAGAAGCATCTCTTTGAGTTTCGATTTTAACATCTTCCATCATAGCTATAGCTAATGCGTCTTTATGGAACGCACCACCTTTGTAATCTCCAGCAGTACCTGTGTTAGCTATATTTGAAGTTTCAAATACAGGCATACCAGCTAATCTACCAACAAAGCCTGATCTTAGTGCTTCGTTTGCTAAATCATTTGCATTTGCGTTTGCAAAAGTATTAGTCAAACCAGCTTTTAGATCATAAGCGATTTTAGGGTGTAACACTACTGCACACTCATCTACGTTAAGAGCATTTGCTCTTAAAGTTGATAGTGCTTGGAAGATTATAGCAGATGAAATAACTGCTGAACCATCTCCAATTACACTTGAAAAGCCATCAAACAATGCAGTTAAATCTGCGTCTTGTTTTCTAGCTAGTGCTTCTCCAAACAATTTACCAATATCTCCAGCAACATTTCTTGGTGCTGAATTTCTTGCTAAGTCAGTTAAAGTAGTCATAACACCAACCTCTGATGCAGTAATAGTTACTGAACTAGGGTTGATTGCTGTGTTAGATAAATCAGTTGCTTCTGCTACTGCTGATGCTGATACTTGTGCATAAACAGGAACTTCAACTGCTTTTCCACCACCAGTGATCGAATAGTTTTTAACTAAGTTTCTCATGATGGATTTTTCAGAAGCTACGAATTGTGCTTCTGCTACTATCTCTGTGTATAGTTCCGATAGAGTAGAACTTGTGCTTTCGTTTGCCATTTTATTATCCTATTAAGTTTATTTTGTTAAATTAATCTCAACAGCACCCGAATCTCGTTTCTTCCTATATTCTGCATAAGCTTTACGATCTTCTGGCTTTGTTAAGTCCAAGTCCTGTAGGTTAAAAGGTTTAACAGTTTTACCACCAATAGCACTCTGGCTTCCTGAACCAGACAACGACCCTTGACGGAAATGTGGGTTGCTATCTAAGAACTCTTTAACACGATCTTCAATGGTAAGTGGTTCTCCTTTTGAGTTATATCGTACATTAGAATTATTATCAACTACTTCTATTCTTCCATCATCATTGTACTTAACCTCGCTCTTTAACAAGGCTACTACTTGTTGTGCGTTAATAGATTTTTCTTTGTTAGCAATCGAAAGTATTGAATTATCTACTTTTTCTTTTTTGATTTGATCTTTTACTTTTGCAAGCTCTTGTTCTTTTTCAGATAATCTTTCTTGCATTATTTTTTCAAGGTCAGCTTTCGTTTTAGCTTCTTTGAGCTGTTCTTGTTTTAAGATTTCAGCTTTTTGCTTTTCTTCTTCTTGAAGTTTTTTTTCGTATTTAGATTTTTCAGCTTCAAGTCTTGTTTTAATTATGTTGTCTAATTGTTCTTGTGTAAAAGTATTTTGTTTTGTTTCTTCTACTTTTACTTCTTCTTTAGTTTCAGTTGCTACTTCTGGTGCAACATTTGTTTGTTCTTCGGACATTTGTTCTCCTATTGTTATATTATTAGTTCGCCTTGTGCGTCATACCAATCAGGATTGACGTAAGACCATTGATGACGACAATTATATCCACCACGAACAACTAAAGGATTTCCAGACTTCTTGCCTTTCCAACTTCTGTTTGCCCAAAGTGATTTGACTTCATCAATTGTGAAAAGTCCACTTTTCCTCTTATCATATACCCCATTAATTATATTTCTGCAATGATCTCTAGTAGTAGGTATTACATCTCCATAATACTTTACATAAGTTAATCCAGCATCATTTGACTTGTTAAAATTAAGGGTTGCGTCAAAATCTCTCAAAGAATCATTTAATATCTGCCCAGCATACCTTTTCATGTTTTCCCCAGCCCTATCTCTAGCAAATTTAGATTGTAATGTTTGTATAGATTTATCAACAATAGCCCTTTTTGATTTATCAAATTTATTTTCATTAATATACTCTATAAGTCTTTGTGCTTCTGGATCATCTGCACTAGCATAAATACCATTTATTGTTTGTCTTAATTCTTTCTCCAATACTGCAAAATCACTACCAACCAATGTATTTTGATAAACCTTTTCTGATAATCTTCTAGTAAATGTATTAGATACATCTTTAAATTGAGTAAAATATTGTTGTTTTAAATTTTGTACTAATGCTAGATCACCTTTAGTTAATTCTTGAAATTGAGGTGGTATATTTCCAATTAGCTTAAATGCTTTTTCTATTCTTTTAGCCTGTTTATTAAATCCCTCTCTAACAACTGTATCTGACCATGCTAAATATTCTTTTTCTAAAATAAATTTTATTCTTGGTCTTATTGCTATAGCTGATTGTAATTCAATTAATTTACCATCTTGTGTAGGAAGTCTATTAGCTAATGATATTACTTCTCGTTCTATTCTGTCTAATGTAGCTATTAATGTTTTATAATATTTAGCTTCTGCTAATTCAATTTGCTTGATACGATATTCTGTAGCTTCTTTGACTATATCTGACATTCATTAAATTTTTTCTTCTTCCACTTCTTGATCTTCTTGTTGTGGCTCGTCTTGTGTAAATTCTCCTACTTCTGATTTAACATCTATCTCATCAAAAATATCATTTAATTTTTCATCATCATCAACAACTGCTCTTGCTATTTCTTTGTCAATTTCTTTTGACAATGTAGGAGATTGAACACCAATAGCTTTAGCTTGTTGATAGAACATAAGGTCAGTAGCATAATCTCTAATATTAAAACTATCAGGATAATTAATTTCTCCATCAAATGTAGTATCTTGAAATAAAGCATATATTCTAAATAGTTGTTCTTCTGCTATTTGTAAGTTGTCAGCTTTCTCTGATAGTCTAGCATTTAATAATTCAAATTCAGTTTGTAATGCAACACCAGAAGTAATGCCTGTTTTTTGTGTTCTTACTGCACCTGTGTGTGCAATCCTATTTATAGAATCTACTTTGTTATTTATAGAATCCATTATTGCAGTTAAATTTTGACCAGATGGTTGTAATAAATATGGTTTTAAATTTGGTTCCATTTCATCAGGCATTTCTATTACTGCACCAGCACCAGCGCTCGCATTAACACTTGGTGTTTTAACTAATGATGGGTGGTTAGTTAATCTAATTAATTGTTCCATTTCAGAGTATTCGTTGTAGATAGCTTTTTGTAAATCAGCAATATCAGTTAAATCAGATTGACCTACACCTCTTTTATGTGATTTAGAATTATATAAAATTACTGCTGGAATTTTACCAATCATATTAGGAACACTATCTATTAATCTAGGCTCTGATCTTTCTTCCATGTAAATAGTATCAATTTTATCTGGGTACCATATTCTCATATATGTACCACCTTTTCTATCCACTTCTTCTCTAACTTTTAAATAATTTAATTCATACTTACCATTTAATTGTCTTTCAAAGTTCCAATCTAAAACATTTTCAGGAGTAACGATTGATAAGTATGGTCTAATATCTTGATCTAATTCTTCTGCTCTAGTGTTTGTAGTTACATTGGGTTTATCTAACATTAAAAAACAATGACCATAAATAGAAGCATAGTTTTGAGCTTGTTTAATTACTGAGTTTAAATTATTACCCTCAAGGTCAGCATCTTTTAGGAATGATTCTAAACTAGCCTCATCTTGCATAGAGCCAAAATCTCTACTTGGTCTAACTCTAAATAAAAATGATGAATAAATTTGTATAATATTTTTACAATGATTATCACAAGGAGTATTAGCTAATCTTTGATTGAATTCGTTATCTAATTCAAGGTTGTATCTATTAAGATATTGACCAATCATATAGTCATAACCACCATTATACGATCTAATATAATATTCCCAATTATTTATAGTTTCTGAATAATCTTTATGCGTATCTAATGCTTGATCTCTGGTGTATGCCATACTATTTTATTGCCCATCTTGTTGGTCGAGAAAACTGTGCCTGAGTTGTCAGAGGTTTTAAAAAATCTACCATGTAGCCTATTGCGTCATTCATGTGATCAAAGCCATCTTCCTTATCAGGAATATTAGTGTTCTCCTTGTATATTTGTCTTTGTAATCCTTTTACAATAGTTTTGCAAGTTTTGGAAACAAAAATATGCCTATTGCCATTAGAATCTTTGAGTTTGCTATTAACAGCATTTATCCTATCTCGAACAGCTGGGTGCTTTAATTTACATTTAACTTTAAATCCTGCGTTTTGTAATATGCTTAAATCAGTTCTTCCACCAGCAGAGGTTTTTCTTTGTCTAGAAGCTGGGTCAGGATATATAAAAATAGGTATCTTCGTTCCATATCTGTTTCTTATTTCCTCTACCATTTCATCAGTATTACTTGAATAAATTATAACCTCATCTAAAAAAAATATTTTATCTTTTTCTATTTGTCCTACACAAGCACTCATTGGATCGACATTAAAGTCCATGCCAATATGTAATGGCTTTGTCCAATCTATTTGTTTATCTACTACACTTTCTACAGGGTGGAAATTATAATAAACACTACCAGCATAGTTCTCAAATGTACCCTCAAACTCTTGTCTAAAAGTTCTTATATCAATATCCTGTTTAGCTTGCTCTATTTCTTCCTTTGATACCATTCCACCTTGCAAGGTAGTAAATTGAAAGGAATCCCACTCCTTGTCGCCCTGTTGCCCTTTAAGGTACATTCTATACGACCAGTTACCATAGCCTTTTGGAGAACCACACATTAGAACATCTCCCTCGGTGTCAGATACAGATGCTCTCAAGACCTCTGTCCAAGCTTTTTCTTCAATGTCAGCAAATTCGTCTAATATTAAAAAGTCTAACCCTACTCCACGCAAGCTATCATAATTATCACAACCCTTTAATGATATTTTACTGCCTGTTTTTTTAATCGTAATAGTCATATTAGATTCATTAATATTTTCTATCCAATTAAATTGAGAAAGCATATCTTTAAGATTTGACCATACAATCTCTTTAGCCATTTTAAATGTAGGTGCTACATACCAGATTTTTTTATTAATCTGTGTTGCATACTTCATCATTTCAGTAATACATAAATAAGTTTTACCAAATCTACGACCAGATACTAAAACTCTAAATCTTTTATTACTTGATGAAACTTTATGCTGGGGTTTTGTCAGAGTTATTTTCATTACAAAAGTAAGATATGTATAATTTGTCCTCGTTAAATTTTTGTTGATACTCGTTGGTTACTTTAATTGTAACAGTAGCACCAGCT